CCAGCCCCTGGATACCATCACCCAGGAGGACGTGGTCCGCGAGGGCTTCCCCGGCTGGACCCCTGCCCAGTTCGTGGAGATGTACCGCAAAGCCAACCGCTGCCCGGCCGACCAGGTGGTGAGCCGGATCGAGTTCACCCGTGAGCCCTGGTGGGTCAACGTCACCGATGAGCCCTTGGTAGAGGTCTGCGCGTCAAGCCCAGAGGCAGCGGTCCAGACCTACATCGACAGCCAGCCCGACACATGCAGGCGTCGAGGCACCTGCGCGCACTCGGGCGCCGCATTGCCTCGCCTGGCGCCGGATCCGACCGACACGGATCCGTGCGAGCGCTACGAGGCGGCCGAGGTGGACCCCTACGCGCTCGCGCCCGGACTCCGGGATGGTGGAGATGACGATGCCCTGTAGCCCCTCACCCAAGGTCGAGAGCATTCGCGAGAACCTAGACGTCAATCCCGGCGGCCACCGCTGCGAGTGCGGACTGCCGTTCGGGCACGACAGCAGGGAGGAGCCATGCTTCGTCACGCGCCGGGCCTGCCGCCCGAGCCTGGCCCGCGAGCTGGCCTGGGCTGCCTCGGCCGCCTGCGGCGTCGCTGGGCTGCTCTGTCTCGTGCCCGTCGCGCTGCCGCTGTGGGCCGCCTACGAGGTCTGGTTGGCCAGGAACCCGGGGTGCGGGGGTGGGCGATGACGCAGCCCCTTGCCGGACAGCCTGGCCCCACGACCGAGCCCCGTGTCTACTGCGCCCACTGCGGCCGCTACAGGCTCTGTCGCTTCCACCTGCGCGCCGAGTTCCCGCCGAAGGCTGCGCGGCGATGGCTGGCCAAGAACGACGACTGCGACGCCCCCGACCACCGCTACGTTGCCGGCCTGATCGTCGGCAGGAGGATCGTGAGATGAACATCCGCAAGCACGCCGCGTCCCTGATCGGCTACATCCAGACCCTGGAGGCGCAGGTCAAGCTGACGCGCCCGAAAGCAGTGTCGCTGGCCATGGACTGGCTCGGATCGCTGCTGGAGACAACGGCCGAGCCGATCAAAGCCCCGAGCCTGCCGCCGGTCCAGCCCTGGGCTCCGCCCTACGTGCCGCGACCACCGCTACATCGCCGGCCTGATCGTCGGCAGGAGGATCGTGAGATGACCCGCCCCACCCAAGCCCAGATCGACGCCCTCCTCGCCCTCCCGCTCCCCTGGCGCCGACGACTGGCCGAGGTGGCGCGGGAGGAGCCGGGGTGGTGGGTGTCGAAGATGTCTCCAGCAGGGCGACTACTCCCTCAACCGGAGATGGAGCCGTACTCCAAGAAGTGGAGTATCGAGGAGCAGACGTCCCGCGGCTGGGCCTACGCCCCGTGCTGCGGGTTGGTGTGGCTCCGGGCGATGGGCATGGAGTGGGAGGCCTGCGGAGACGATGGGGTCATGGGCTTCGTTGCGTTCTTCGGGCTCAAGCCGATCCCAGACCCCATCGACGCCTTCCTCGCCTACGCCGTCGCCCATCCCTGCCCGGAGGCTACCCCATGACCCCCGCCCAGAATCTGCAACGGCATCCCGCCCTCTGTCGCGAGGCTGAGCGGCTGGCCAAGGAGCACTGGGGCGCCGTCCGTGTCGCGCTGGAGAACTGGAACCGCATCGAGCCCGGCAAGTGGACATGGGACGATATCGACCCGCTGGAGCGGCGGTTCAACATCGACGCCCAGGCCCGCCTCCTCGCCGACCTCAGCCGGCCGGAGTCGCGGGACTGGATGGTGCGGAGTGGGGTGGAGGCTGACGGGAGGTGGCGCGTAGTCATCCATTCCGACGACGAACGCCGCGCCTATTTTGAAGTCCGCACTGGCGCCAACGCGAAGAGTATGTCCATCCCAGGCGCGCTGACGCCGGAGAAAGCAACGGGGGCCATGACTGATGCCAGGGCGGCACGCTGGAGCCGACTCCGCAACGACCCCGACCGGCTCCTATCAGAATGGCTGGAGGTCCACGATGGGTAGGTACCTGATCGCGGCCGTGGTGGAGACCTCGCCATGACCTCCGACCTGACAGCCCTGGCCCGCGAGCTCGTGGAGGTCGAAGGGTGGGAGTGGGCGGAGGGGATGCACGAGCTACGCATCGACGAAAACAGCGAGGTTGTGGGCTGCTTTGCGCATTTCGGTAGTCAGGGCACTGGCTTCCAGTATTGTGGTTTTCGTGGCACGGAAGGCTTGCCCGATCTCACCCACGACGGCCTGGGCGGCATCCTCCTGGCCAGGCTCGGCCCCCGCTGGTCTGCGCGCCGAGTGCGCGAGGACCTCTGGCACGTCACCGACGGTAGCCGCGTCTTCTACGCTGGCCCCACCCTCGCCGCCGCCTGCGCCGAGGCCATCGTCGCCCGGCGGAGGTACTGATGGAACTTCGTGGCGCCCTGCCCGCCACCGCCAACCCTCCTGTGTGGCGCTACGCTCTGGTCGTTCGCTGCGGCTGCGGCCACGAGAGCATCTACGTCGAGCCAGCAGCCTGTGGTGCGTACTATCGCTGCCCGATCTGCGGCAGCGAGCACGACCCACCGAGCGACAACAGGGACGGAAACACGTCCCGGCGCTACTAACCCCCACCCGACCCCGGCCGGGTTTGGCGGGGAGGATGACCCCATGAGATGGCAAGACCACACAACGCTCCACCACGGAGACTTCGCCGAGACCCTGGCCCTGTGCGATGGCGCTGCGGATCTACCCGAGCCATTCCCCAGATGTGTTCTTCCTCGAGTGAACCCATCGATGGCACGTCGCGCAGAGAAGCGCGATGTTGTCAGGGGCGAGACGAAGATCTGGAAACTCGGACCACCCCTTGACGTGGTGAAGATGAAGCGTGCTCGGGTCCTTCATCCTGGCTTTCGTGTTTGTCGCTCCGCATCGCTGGCAGAGGTATCGCTCTCTTGCGTGGACCGCCCGAACGACGACGGCCCACTCTGCGCTGGCGTAGACCCTTTGGCGCTCTGGGGTAGAGCCGCCCTTCCAGTTTGGATGAAGCGGCCCACAAAGCCCGTGCATAGGGTTCCCGCTTCCGCGAAGATCGGGCCGCGGGTGGCTGGAAGCCTCGCGCATCTTCTCTTTCGCCTCGTCTGTGTGATTCCACCCCCTCCGAGGGCTCAGGATAGATGCGTTGCAGTCTGTGGCGATCCTGTGCCACTTCGGACGCCGAGGGATTCCAAAGTCAACGAGCTTTCGATGGATGCTCTTTGGGTCGCGCCCTACGATGCGACCGATAGCATAGGTGGAAAGCCCTTCATCAAGGTACTTGCTTGCGAGCCATTCACGATTTAGGTGTAGGGGTTCCATGCCCCTATTGTAACCCGAGGACACGCTATGCGCTGGAAGGAACGATGCTCTCTACACCATGCCGACTTTGCGGTAACGCTCAAGGCGTGCGCCGATGTCGGGGGCGCTGATTTGGTGCTTACAAGCCCGCCTTATTGTGACGCCAGGGATTATGGCATGGGCTGCTCCTGGGGCATGGACGACTACCACCGGCTGGGCGTGGCGGTCTTCGATGCGCTCAAGCCCGGAGGCCACGCGCTGATCAACGTGGACGCGCCGGTGAGGGAATGGCGCAAGGGCTACGGGACTGAGCGCGGCTTCCATCCATGGCGGCTGATGCTCGACTGGGCGGAAGAGATCGGGTTCCGGGTTCCGGATCGGTTGGCTTTTGGGAGGCAGGGCGGGCCTGGGGCGTACAGCGGTAGGTTCAGGAACGACTGGGAGCCGCTGTTGTGGTTCCAGCGCCCCGGTGACGGATGGATGGACAAGCGCTCGATCGCCGGTGAGAGCCTCTACCCAGGAAGCGGAAAATCCACGAACACCAAGCAAGACGGGACGAAATACGAGCGCGAGCGCTCTGGGTGGGCAGTGGAGAACGCGAAGACCCACCGTGGCACTCTCTGGCAATACGGCCACATGGGCAACTTCCACACGGGAGCCGACGACATCGAGCGCCAGAACCACCCCGCGCGCTGGCCGTACAAGCTCGCCGAGGACATTGTCCGCTGCTTCTGCCCGCCCGGCGGCTTGTGCTGCGACCCGTTCGTTGGGGCCGGCACGAGCGCCGCAGCTGCTCTCGAGCACGGGCGCCGGTTCGTCGGAGGGGACATGGGCTCGCGACAGGACAACGAGGACAACCGGCGCAGAGGGCTCGACCCCGTGCCGTGGGTGGACGTGACGGCTCGCGTGCTGACGGAGCGGTTCAAGCAAGAGAGGTTGTTTTAGGGTCCCGCGGTAGCCGGCGCCGATTCCAACACTGGCGGGGTCGGCTCTGGACAAGCCGGCAGCGCAGCCACGGCCGCAGACCAGGCCGACACCACCGGCCCCGAGGAGCCACAGCCCGCAACGTCTGCTCCCTTGCTCACGATGAGCGACGCGCACCGGTCCATCGCCCGCTCCGCTGCGAGCAGTTGCGGCGAGGAGGCCCCGAGCATGGCCGTGGTGAGCTCCGCGGACTGTAGCGAGCGGATGAAGTCCGCGCGCATGCGGATCTCCTCCACGTCGGCTGCCAGCGCCACCGTGAGCGCGTCCGTCGTCCCCTCTCCCGCGGCCCGCAGCGACTCGGGGCCCGTCATGGCCTCGCAAGCTGCGAGCGCTCCTGCGGCGTCCTGGGCGGCCTGCTGCGCGGCGGTGCGTTCCTGGGTGCGGGCCCGGTGCTCGAGGGCGCCCCAGCCCAGCCCGCCGGCCGTGGTGAGGGAGAGGATCAGGATGGCGATGGCGGCGGGGGTCATGTCAGGCTCCTTCTGGCAGGGTCAGCACCCCAACCATGCGCTCGTCTTTCCGCGGCCAGCGAGACCAGCCCCAGTCGCGGTAGCCCTGGGCGACGCTGGACTGGACCAGCCGCATCGCCGTGCCGCCGTAGTAGGGCTCACCACTCGCGGCCAGGTGGACCAGGTAGGTGTGGCCACCGCGCAGGTCGAGGCGCCAGTCCTGGACGACGTGCCACCGCCCAGGGGTCAGGGCGGGCAGGGGGTGTCGGCCGCTCTCCTGGATGCGCAGTTCGCCGCCGGGGTAGAAGTGCTGGGCCGCGTCCAGGCTCGACCACGGATGCTGGCCCTCCCAGATGTTCGCCATCTCCCACCAGCCCTGCGGCGACGCACGGCGCCACGCCCCGAGCCCGACCGGCAACCCGTGGGGGCTCTCGTCCGGGGCGCGGTCGTTGGCGGCAAGGATCGCCATCGCCACCATGCTGCAGCACGGGATCCCGTTCGGCTTGGGCCATGCGCTCGCCACCAGGGGAACGATTCCAGCGGGGGCGAGGACGTCAGCAAGGGTGGGCATGCGCGCTCCGGGGCTGGGGTCAGGGTAGCACGGGCCACGGCGTTCGTCATGACTGTGTGCCACCGACCAACGTTGCCCCGTGGTAAGCTGCCCCCAGAGGCCCCACTTGCACGAACGCGACGCCATCCTATCCCTGCACGAGGACGCGAGAGCGTTCGGCGAGGAGGCGGAGCGGCACGCGGTCAAGGTGGACAAGGCCGTAGCGGAGGCCCTCACGAAAGGGCGCCCCACCCTGTCCGGGTTCGTGACGCTCTGCCGCGCCCTGGCCTGGCTCCTGCGCCGACAGGGGGGCGTCAAGCTGCTCCGGGCCGAGCTGCTGGGCAGGGCCGGGGCTACGGTGGTGAGTCTGGATCCGGATGGGGGGCGGTAGGGGCCCCGAAAAGAATCTCGGATTATTTCCCGGCACCTATTGACAGGGGATTAGTGCCGGTGTATTACCAGAGTGTACCAAGCAGGACGGAGCCACCATGACCCGCGCCGAGAAAAACGCCGTCGAGATCGCAATCGGCATCATCCGCAACGGGCGTGCTCTCAACGCCGACACGGTCACCGTTGACGATTTCAAGGCCGAGCAGCGGCGCCTCTGGGGGCGCGCGGACAACAGCCCCAAGACACGCGACCTCGTCAGCGACGCGCTCAACGATGAGGCCATCGGCTGGGGCCTGTCCGTCGCGACCCGTCAAGCCTTCCGCTCTGCCCGCGGCTGCGGCCCTGTCAGCGTCGCTGTCTGCGCCATCACGGATCTCGAGGTGGCGGCATGACCCCGTTTCAGCGCGCCCTCGCGAATCCCGTCAACCCGCGGACCGTGCGCTACGACAGCCGCATGGACAGCAAGCAAGAGTCGCTCACGTCCTCGCAGGCTGACGAGGTCAACGCCGCGCTCGCTGCCGGCGATGATGCCCGCTCGCTACCCGGATGGATCGTCCGTGCACAGGCGCGAGCCATTGCCTACACCATGCGCAACTCTGGGAGGATGGCATGACCCGCCCCGTCTGCCTCTCGCTCTTCGACTACTCCGGTGAATGGGCTCGGCCGTGGCTGGCGACTCACCGTGTCATCCTTGCGGATGTTCGGCACCCCCTCGGTTGGCGAGACTACGACAAAGACGGTCTCGCCACCCTCGGCGCCGACGCGCGTTTCTGGCGCAACAACTTCGCACTTCTGGGAGCCTTTAGGGACGTGGACTGCGTGCTGTCTGCCCCGCCCTGCACCCACTTCTCGAAGGCCGGCGCTCGTCTGTGGAACGCGAAGGACGCCGACGGAAGAACGGCAGAGCACCTCGATATGGTCCGCTGCACGCTCGATCTCATCGACGCGCTACAGCCGCGAGTTTGGGCCCTCGAGAACCCACCGGGCAGGTTGGCCAACAAGGGCGGCACCGGTCTCATGCAGACCGAGCTGGGCGTTCCTCGCTACGAGTTCGACCCCTGCGATCATGGCGACGCGCACCGAAAGCGCACCTATCTATGGGGCCAGTTCGCGATCCCGGCGCGCCATCCGGTCGAGCCTGCGACGTTCACAAACGGCGTCCCGGGCGGGCGTAACTGGCTCGCCCGCCTGTCCAGCAAGGACGAGCGGCGACGGACAACGCCGGCGGGCTTTGCTCGGGACTTCTACGCAGCGAACAAGCCACCCGTCAAACGAGGCAGAGGACGCCCACCCAAAGGCGCAACGGCCCGCTCCGTCCGCCGCGAGATCCGTATGGAGCCCGCCGACGCCGCGGCCCTGGACGCGCTACGCCAGCCGGGCGAGTCGAGGAACGATGCGGACTTGAGGGTGCTTCGTGCTGGGCTGGCCTCTACGGACTGAACGGATACAACCGCTTCGCCGCCTCGTAGGCCCCCGTCTCTTCCGCGCTGGACAGGTCCCAGTTCGGCTTGAGGGTCGCCAACCGGGACAGGAACGCGGCCTTGCTCGTGTTCGCGTTGTCGGCCAGTGACTCCATCTCGGTCCGGGTGAAGACCTCGTGCTGGCCTACGTGGAGTTCCCACTGCTCGCCGTCGGTGTCGTTGTGGTGAACGCCTGCGCGGCCGTTGATTTCGCCTTTGCCCATGAGGTGCTCCTACTGTCTGACGGTTCGGAAGTCGGGATCGGTGGGGCGGTCCTCGGCGCGACGCTCCAGGCACGGCGGGACGTCCAGGCCGGACTCGAGGAGTAGGGCCCGGACCACGTCCTCCTCGCCCTCGTCGAACGGGATCCGCCAGTCCTCCTCGCGGGTGGCCTGGGTCTGGGCGAGGATCGTCGGGTCAAGGCTGGCTGGCGACATGAGGCGTCTCCGAAGGGATGGGGGCGGCGGTCAGCCCCGTGGTGTCGATGCCGCAGTCGCGGGCCAACAGGATGAGGGCCAGGGCGATCACGCCCCAACTCGCGGGCTGTTTGAGGGCGTCCGAGACGGCCCCCCAGACACGCCCGCGGCTTTCTATCTGTGCGGCCTGGCAGGCGGCGCAGGCCTTCTCCTGGGCGTCCAGGCGCGCCCCGTGGTTGGCCTGGGTCTCGGCGAGCGCGTCCACGCGAGGCCCGATCGCGGAGATCAGGTGCTGGACGATGGAGAGGGGCGTGGTTTCGGGCACGGGCTACCTCGGCAGCCCGCGAAGCCCACGGAGCAGCGCGCCCCGCTCGTCGTCGGTCATGCTGGCCAGCTTGCCGCGGAGCTCGCGGTTGAGTCCGTTCTGCTTTCCGCCTTCGAGCGCGGCGATCACCTTGTCCACCTTGGACGGCGGGATCTCGATCGCGTCGTCAGGGATGGCCAGGGGGTGGAATCGGCCGTTGCCCATCACGATGAATAGAGCCTGCATCAGGCGATCCTCCGGAGCACCCAGATCGTTGGGACGATCACGTCGAAGTCTGTCCCGCTGCCACCCACGCCAACGCCGATGAAAAACTCCTGGCTCGCCGCCGGAAACTTGTCCGTGGCGCCGGGCCTCGCGTCTCCGAGAGAGAACGGACGGGCGGCCCGCATCGTCATCGACGTGGGATCCACTGGGCCAGAGACCCAGGCGTCGGCCCTCGGGATCGCGTTCCGTCCGATCTGCTGCCAGCAGAACAGGTCGTCTCCAGTGTGCGAGTAGCTCACCGACGCAGTGCTGCCGCTGACGTCCTGCCTCGATGTGTTGGCGCCTGCCGGGGTGAACCCGATGCCCGCGAGGGCGTAGTCCGTTGCGATCACACCGTAGGTCATCTGCTCATAGTTGGCCGAGTCCCCCGTGATCTGCGCGCGGAACTGCACGGCCCAGTCGGTCTCGTCGTCGTAGCCGCTGAAAAACTCCGTGTCGAGATCGAACTGGGATCGCGGGTCGCCCACGCTGCCTGACGCCGTGGTGTAGTGCAGGCCGGTGCCGTTGGTGATCGCGAAGACGGAGCACTGCGCGGTGTTGATTCCCTGGAGGTCGATTCCGCAGTCGAGGGTGTAGGTCCCGTCGCCGCCGGCCTTGATATCGACCGTGGACTCTGCGGTCAGGTCGATCTCGTGCACGAGCTCCCAGATGCCGCTGATGCCCGCCACGCAGACGTTCCGCGCCACCTCGACCCCCGCCACGGTCGCGGTGAGCACGTAGGTCCCCGGGTAGTCGGGGGTGTAGGTGACGGTGTGCCCCGAGCCGCTGACACTGCTCGAACTGCTGGCCGGCTTCTCCAGCGCCCATGAGTCCGGTGCCGTGCTGACCGCGTCCGCCTGTAGCGTGACGGTGACCAAGGCGTAGGCGTCCTGGGCGGTGTCGGCGGAGATGGTCCAGTCTACGTCGGAGCTTGGCAGGTTCGGGTATGTCGGGCGTACAGGCATGCCGTGCCCCTACTGATTCAGAGTGTGGTACAGGTCCAGCGCCCCGGTGGTGGTGCCGGCGTTCGGGACGATGCGCCAGTAGACCTTGGCCGCGACGGGGACCGTGATGGGGATTGGAGCCAAGAACGCGTCATAGCCGCCGTTCGGCAGGGCAATCCCCGCGGTGCTGGTGTAGAACTCTTCGCGGTTGGCGCCGGGGGTGAACCCGGTCTCGGTGCTGCCGTGAATCTGGAAGGTCGCGGAACCGGCGGCGACAGCGTTCTCGAACCCGACGGCGTGCACCCAGTAGGTACCGGCGGCGAGAGTCATTTCGACCTCGGCCGTTCCGTCGTCGGCTGTCCATGTGACCGATATTTTGGTGAACGTGCGGGCCCCGGCGGCGGTGACGAGCGAGGCTGCGATGGCCGCAGCGCTCGCCTCCGTCACCAGGAAGTCAGCCGCGATCGGGCTCTTGGGGATCAGGTTTCCAGCCGCGTTGGTGAGCAGGGCTCGCCAGTTGGCGCCGTCGCTGCCAAGGACAGCGAGGCCCTTGACCGTGCCGAGCACCGCACCGATGGTGGTGAGCGCTGCGGCGAGGGCCTCGGTGGCCGTCCTGATCGCGTCGTTCAGCAGGTACAGTGCGCCGCCAGCCTCCACGGCCGTCTGCGTGGCCTCGGTGGCGGCCTTGATGTCGGTCTGCTGGTCGTAGTGGTCGCCGCCAGCCTCGAGCGGCGGTGTGCTGCCGTCGCTCTGCACCAGCTGCGTTTTCTGGTTGCCGTCACCCTGCTTGGTGATGATGTCGTCCTGCTTGATCTCGGTGGCGAGGCCCGCGCCTCCAGGGTCCAGGGCCTCGATGGCGGCCTCTACGGCCTGCACATCTTCCTGTCTGCATGGGATGTCTCGTGCGTTCGTGCTCTGGCTGCCCATAGTTCACCTCGATCTGGATGGTATCACGTAGCCTGGATGGTGTTGATGAATCCGGACGCCCCGGCCACGCCGTCGGTAGCGCCGCCAGCGGCCGTCCCGCCCGCGCCACCTGCCGCCTGGACGGTCCCGAGTGCGGTGGTCTTCCATGCAAAGACGTGGACCTGCCCGCCCTGGCCCCCGCCGCCGCCGCCAGCAACACCTGCGCCTGTTGCCGCGCCGTCGCCGCCGTCGCCGCCGTCCGCCCTGATCGTGCCGCTGTTGTCCAGTTCGTAGCAGGCAACGAGCACGACGCCGCCACCAGCTCCGCCGCCGCCTGACGTGGCAGTGTCCACTCCAGGATCACAGCCGCCCGCGCCGCCGCCGCCGCCGCCCGCGAGGAACCCAGGGGTGCCTTGCGCAGCCAGGAAACCGTAGGAGAAGTGCCCCGGGGTTCGGAGTTCGCCGAAGGTGGCCGGGAAGTCGGTGGACGCGCCGCCGCCGCCGCCAGCCTGGCCGCCAGCCGCGCCGCCGCCGCCTGCAGAGCCCGCGCCGCCCGGGTGCATCTGGTTTGCCGGCGGGGCGTTGCCTGCGGCGCCGACGCCAACGGTGGCGCGGCCGTTCGCCCCTGCGCCGCTCTGGGCGCCGAGCACTCCGGATGCCGGGATGGCAGCCCCGCCGACGCCAGCAGCGGCATCGGCGCCGTTCATGCGGATCTCGCCGGTAGCCTCGATGGTGAGGGTGCCGCGCACGTAGATCGGAAAACCTGCCGTCTCGATGACGGTCCCGGCGGGCACGGTCAGATCGTCGTAGAACATCGCCTTGGTCAGGGTCACGGTTCCAACGATCGTCCCGTTGCCGCTGGCGCCGTCCCCGAACAGGGCATCAGGCTGGTACTGCGGGTGAGCGCCAAGCGGATCGGCCAGGTGGGCGACCAGCAGCGCCCCGTCCGCGCCCACGTCCCGGCCGTCGATGGTGACGCCAGCGGACACGGTCAGGTTGCCGGTCAGGGGCTTCGTGCCGTCCTCCATCAGGTAGGGCGCATGCGGGTCTGACTCCGCGACGTGGTCCGCGATGGCGCCGGAAACGAGAGCCCCGGGGAAGATGCTGCGGGACATGGTCTATTCCTCGTCCACGCAGGGCCCGAACCAGACCCCGTGTGCTCGGTGGGTGACCGTGGCGCCGTCGCCCGCTCCTGCGACGCTGGCCAACTCGGCGCAGATCCGCGCCAGGCCTCCGGTTTCGACCCGTTCGGTGGCCCCGCGATAGTCCAGGCTCACGGTGCCGCCGTTGATCTGGGTCCAGACCTCAGGTGGGTCCACCGTGCTGTTCAGGGTGCTGGTAGTGTCCGGGTATTCGTAGAGGAGCAGGGTCGCGGTCTTGGCATCCGCCACGCAGGCAAGCGCACCGGCCCCGGTGGCGCCGATATCGATCGTCCAGTCTGCGTTCACGGTGCCGAGGATCTGGAGCGTCTCGGCCGGGTTGCCACCCGCCCCCGCGCCCGCGGTGACGGCTCCTGCGGAGTCGAGGCACCGGGCCTCCACGATCTGGTTCGCGCCCGCGGCACCACCGACGACAGCGTCTGCTGTGACGGCGTTGCGGAGCCCGATCAACAGCGCGTCCTCGTTGGCGGGCGTCGCGTGGTTGATGGCGTTGCCGTTGATGGTGACCGTGTAGGTGGCAGCCACGTCGAGCACGGTCATGGTCACATCCGCGATCCTGCGGTGGACCTCGGAGCGGAGAGCCGCCACCAGGAGCGCGACCACGGACGACTGCAGAGCGACCCCTGCAGCAGCTGTGGCTGGCGCTCCCGTGTAGCTGGTCTGCTCCTCCCACTGCGGGTTGCGGCCGGCGAAGAGGACGGCGAGGGTGTTGGCGAGCTGGAATCCGGCGGTGGTCATGTGGTCACTCCACGGCGGTCTTGGTGTAGGTCAGGCGAATGGTGCCGAACCTTGCTGTCGCCGCCCCGTTGGGGGTAAGGCTCATGACAAGAAAATAGCCCTTGTTTTTCACGTCGATCGCGTGAGAAAACGTATCGGTATAGGTGGTCCATGCTGGCGTGGTCACACCGAACTGCGGGGCGCCGTACTGTTCGAGCGCGTTCGCGCTGGCGGATCCGTCCTCTGCCAACTCGTTGATGATAATATCGCACGACGAAAGGGCATCGCGGTAGTAGTCGATACGGATTCCAGTGAGGGTAAAGACGGTCCCCGCGGCAGGATCGTCCGTGTTGTTCTGCTCGAATCGCAGCGGGTATCTGGCGGTCATGGTGGCGCCGCCGCCGGTGGCTCCGGTCACGTAGTCAGGAGGCCCCGCTGCGTAGGCGATCGAGTCGTTAGACGGGGCCCATCCCCCCATGAGCGGAGACACGTCCATCACCATCTCCAGCGTCTCGTCGTAGGCATAGCGGATCTCGGTGTCCGGATCTTTCCCTGCTACCTGTCCCTGGTGTCCTGTGCTCATGGGATCCTCCTATTGGCCTGGTACGATGAGCTGACGCATGGGCAGGTAGTCGTCGCCCGGATCAACGCGGCGCCAGACTCCCGGCCTGTTGCCCCGGTAGATGCGAGCGATGGAGGACCCGCCGCCCGTGTCGTAGCCAGTGAAGACGGCGGTTCCGTCGGTGGCCACGGAGTTGATCGCGCCTGCTGCTGGCTGCCAGTTCCAGGTCATCGACAGATCCGACTTGTTGAACGCGCCGACGATGTTGACGCCCGCGGCATCGTAGGCGACGAGGACCAGATCCTGATCGACCGCGATGCTGTGCTCGTTGGCGAGCCCCGCGATGTTGCGGGAGGTGAGCGTCACGCCATCCGCACAGCCCCTCACGGTCAGGTGGGCAGCGGCGCCGGAGTCGATCGCGTAGAGGTATCGACCGTCGCAGGCGAGCCGCTCGTTGGCGGCGATGGCATTCGGGGCGAGGTCCCAGGCGGCGCCTGTCGTGTCCAGAGCCGTGCCTCCCTCGTTGGCGGCGTCGTTGCCCGTGGCGGCGTCCAGGGCTCGCATGGTAGCGGCCGAGCCATGCCCGGAGGCAGTGCCAGCTACGAAGACCTGACGGCCGTTGGTGGCGATGCTGAATAGGTTCGCGTTGTGGTCGTAGGACCACGTCAGGGCTCCGGCTGCGATGGTCAGGGCTTTGACCTGGTTCGCGGCAAGCTGCCCCGCGACGTAGACGTGCGTGCCGTCCATGCAGATATCGTTGACCGTCGAGACGTTGTTGTGTACCCACTGGCTCACGCCGGTATCGTGGTCGAACAGCTCGACGAACGCACCATATGCCAGGGCCACGTACTCGCCATTGCTGCAGACCTTGAAGTTGTTGCCGGCGTTGGTCTTGGTGTAGGTGGCGACCGCAGTGGTGGTGTCCCGCTCGCGACTCACGATGGTCCCTGCGCCGTCGTGCATGAGGATGATCGACTTGGCGGTCACCGCTACGCTGTCCACGTCGTCGCTGGTGTCGGTGGTGGTGTGCGCCGTCCCCGGCGCCTGGTCCATGTCGTGCTCATCCACCAGGCAGGCCTGCTCGATGGCGGCCCCTGCGCTGTCGCTCATGCCCTCGACGGCTTCCTCGAGGGTCTCGAACCGCGGAAGCAAACCTTGGCCGATCATGTACGCCAGCCAGTTGAACTCCTCGGCTGGGACGGGCTGACCGGACGGGTACCCCTGGGCGATCTGCGAATCCGTGGGCCTGGCCGGGGCGTGCGGCTCGCCGGTCGCGGTCGCTGCGGCTCCCCAGTCAAATGGGCTGTCAATGGCGCTCATGGGTAGAGCCTCCGGGAGAGGATGGTCGTGCCCCAGGTCGTTCCCGAGCCGGCGTACCCGGGCAGGGCCTCGGTGAGGCACCAGGACACGCCCGCGGGGATGGCCTCGGCGATCAGGCGGACCGTAGCGTTGGCCTCCTCGTCGGAGAGCCAGGACTCGCGGAAGATCGAGATGTTGAGACCCGCGGGGTAGAGGCCGAAGTAGCGGGCCGACGTGGCCTGCGTGATGTCCTTGGCGATATCGATCAGGGCGTCGATCGGGTTGTCGCTCCCGTGTCGGTACAGGCGGAGCACGCGCATGCGGGCGCGAACGAAGCGCCGCAGCTGCTGGTCGTTCAGGCCGTCGTATGGCTGGCCGACCAGGTCCGCCCAGACGCGCAGGTGGACGCCCTTCGCGGCGTGCAGGGTCATCCCGTCCAGCAGCGAGAAGGCCACGTCTTCGAGGTCTTGGACCCCTGCGGCCAGGCCCTGGACAATCCGCGACGTCCTGGGCTGAGCCTGCAGGGCAGTAGGCATCCTACCAAGCGCGATCTCCGCGTGGTTCGGGATGTAGCCGACAGCGAGGGACGGGGTGATGCTCACGTGGTCACCGTCACGGTCCCGAGATCAGGCCACTCGGTAGCGATCGGCTGCACGAAGGCGTCGCCGTTGAGAGTCACGGTGACACGGCGCACGCCAGCCACGTCGTCGGCGATGGCGACCTCCAGATCGAGATCGTCGATGGCGACCCCGCCCGCCGCGTTGTCGGTGAACCAATCGGTGATCGCGGTGTCCACGTCGTCGCTCACGTCGCCCAGCACGTAGCCGGTATCGGGAACGACCGTGGCGATCACGTTGACGGTCAGGCTGGTCGCGTAGTACCAGCGCACGGTCTCCTGGTAGCCGTCGGAGCGGGTCACCGTCGCAGTCGTCGAGCCGTTCAGGTAGATACCCGGGTCGAGATGACGGTAGAGCAACTCTGCCAACTCTTCCTCTTGTGCCGTGGTGAGCGTGGAGGGGTAGACGCAGACCGCGATGGAGTGAGGCTGGAGGGTGAGCCCGGAGACGACCGCGGCGGACGCGGTCCGGTTGGAGACGCAGAAGGCACCCTGGACGTAGTCCAGAGCGAGGACGCGTGCTTGTACCGCGGCCAGGGTGCCAGAGCCGCGATTGGCCAGCGAGGACGCCTGACGGAGCCTGTAGGCGTTGTCGCTCTCCAGGTTGGTGCCGAGCGTCGCCGCCGCCGCGTTGTAGACGGCCGTCCAGCCTGACACCGGGGTGACGATCTCGTCGATCTCGCCGATGACAGCGGCCGTTGGGCCGTCCTCCGTGCACTGAACGACGGTGGTGGTGGTGCCGGCCAGGGGGATCGTGACGTCTTCCGTCAGCGCCCACTGCGCTGTGTCGTCCTCTCCGCCCCCGCGCACCAGCTTGCCGGTGACGATGATCGTCCCCGTCGTCCCGGTGATGATGACGGTGCATGTCGAGGGCGTGGCGGGGTCCCGCTCCACGCCGCGGATCGCGCCGATATCATCCAGGTGGACCCCGGTGGCGTTGTTGGGGGACATGGAGTCGTGGATCGACTGCGTCATCTCCGAGACGCTCCCGAGCCGGTCGGCGAGCACGTCCACCAGGATGGACAGCACCAGATCGCTATCCCAGTCCACGGCGGCGTAGCCTGCGTCGAGCAGGGCGGCGTCCACGCCGTCCCGCATCAATTCCGCTTCGTCTGCCGCCCGGGGGGCCACGTAGCCGGAGGAGTCGAATCCGTAGGTGCTCACGTCAGCCTCCTCATGCCAGCACCGAGCTGGCCCGGCCCCAGAAGTTGGCGGTGAAACTCATCGATCTGGCGTCGTGGTCCTGGATGGTTGCGGAGATGCTCACGGATCCCTCGTCTGTCGAGACGTCGGCGGACACGGAGATCGTACCCCCTGACGCGGTCGCTTGCACGTTGGACACGGAGACGACGCCCTTGACCGCGGAGATCTGCTTTCGCGCGTGGGATCGCACGGTGGCGAGCGGCACGGGCTTGGACGACAGGACCGCCACCCAGGGCATGCCGATAGACACGTCTCGCAGGACCTCGCCCTTGTGGGTTGCGAGCCTGACGCGGATCCGCTGGGCCACCAGGTCGATGCCGGAGACCAGCCTGCGCCGATCGGGGAAGTCCAGGCCGTCAAGGTAGGTGTCGAGTCTCATGTGTCCGCCTTCACGACAGACGAGCCGACGTTTCCGGCGGACCCTGTCGTGGTGCTGACGCCGGTGGAGAGAGGCCCAACTACCACCCCTGGGTGTATGTGGGTCGAGATCGCGGTCCAGAGTGCATTGATCTCTGACCTAACCAGCGAGTCGAGGGCTACCTTGTCGGACGCGGATGAGCTCCCAAGCCGCACGTCACCGGTCCCGCGGTCGTAGAGCACCACGGCGCCGCTGGCGTAGGCCGCGGACGGCAGAGGGGATGCAGGGGCCTGCACGCCGGCCAAGAACACGGCATCGGTGATGTCGAATCGTCGTGGGTCGCGGGGCTCGGTCGCCTGGCTTGCCGTCGCCTTCCACTCGTCGATCGAGCGGTCGCAGATCAGAGCCAGGCCCCACTCGCCATCCTCGAGGTCCCAGGTCACGGAGCCGGCGAACTGAACGGGGACGTTGGAGACCGGCGGCCGAGCCCTGGCGACCGTCTCGCCGTCGTCGTTCTGGACACGGTAGGCGGTCGCGATCTGGATGGTGGCCGTCTGCGTGGCGCGGTCGTAGGACAGCACCCACGCCGGAGCGGCGACCCTGACGGCGCCACGGGCAGCCTTGGCGGCCTGGTCTTGCACCTGGGCCTGCGTGGTGTTGCGGCTCATAGCGTCGCCCCCACGGCTTCCACGTAGAACTCCGAGCCCCGGGAGTCGCCCCGGAATCGGCATTCGGTGCAGCGGTAGTCCCCGGACACGCTCTCGGAGGTCACGCGGAACGCCCGCCCGGGGCGCATGGAGGGGTCGATCAGGGCTCGGATCTCCACGCCCGAATCAGTCCTCGTGGGGCTGCCGATCATGCCGGTGGTAGGCGTGAACAGGATCGCCTCCTCGCCCGTGGTGGTCCCGGACGCCCAGATCTGGAGCGTGCCGTCCCGGATCGTCCACTGGCGCCCGGTCATGCCGCAGAGATCGTCCAGGATCCCCCGCGCGGTCCCGGACAGGGCGCGACCGTAGGGGAATCGCTCGTCCTCTCCGACGTCGTAGGTGCCCAGCGGCAGCCCGAGTTCGTCGGCGACAACCTGGAAGACCTGCGCCGCGGTCTGCTCGGCGGAGTAGCCCACGTCCAGGTATGTGCCCGTGTAGGCGCTCCGGCCGTCCTGGGCCTCGACCACCAGCACGCGGTCAGTGGACTCTCTGCGCTCGCTGACGCCGTCGGGGATGGGCTCCCCGTGGAAGATGAGCCGCGCCACGCCCTCGCTCGAGTAGCCGACCAGGAGCCGGATGACGGCCCCGTCCTCTTGCATCAGGGCGATGGTGTCCGAAGCGGCGCCCGTGATCTCGATCTTGGCGCTGTTCGGGCTCGAGCCGTCGTTCATCTGGACGTCGAACTTGACGCGCAGGGCGGACAGTTCCCGGCCCGTGTCACCCTCGGTGCCAAGCTGGACGGTCACGAGTCGGCCGAACTGGGTCACGTCGTCACCCGCAGCCCGAGATCGTCGGAGTCCTCGTCCGGGATCTCGCTCTCGGAGTAGTACAGGAGCCGTCCGTCTTCGGTGCCCAACTCCTCGCGCTGGCGCAGGTCGCCGAAGACCAGGAACGCCCCGGGCGGCTGGCTGGCCTGCAGCACGCCGACGAGTGGGTCGGAGCGCCCGGATAGGCGGCGACCCTTGGCGATCGGGGTCATGTCCTGCGTGTAGATGTCCATGTACCAGGCCTGCTGACGGGCTCGCCAGGTCAGGCGGACGCGGTAGCGCGTGTCGTCCATGGTGTGGGTGAAGATCGTAGACGGCTGACTGACGAACGACGGGAGCTCACGGGGCATCAGGAAGCCTCCTCTTGCTCGCTGCCGTAGATCAGCTGGTACAGCCACGACGACGCGGCCTCTTCCTCGGCCTCGCTCATGTCCGGGGTGGCCCCGCTCTGCTCGCCTGCATCCACCTCGGACGCCAGCCCGTCGGCGGCCGTCTCGGCGGCCTGGGTGACTGGGATCGTGACGGTTTGCGCCTCGACCACCACCACCTCGCGGAATGCCAGCGAGAAGCGGAGCGAGCGGTAGGCGCCCCTCTCGTGGGACATGGAGACCAGCACGTAGCTGTCGATCTCCTCCTCGGGATAGGCCAGGGTCAGCGACAGGCCCCAGCAGCCCTCCAGGAACTCGACAGCGGCGTCCTCGCGCTCCTTGCCGGTCGGCTGGTCGTAGGTCCTGCCCTCGAGCGGAGAGCGGGTCACGGTGGCCAAGGGGGTATCTCGCCCGGGCTCCCTGATCACGGTGTCGGAGATGGAGGTCCCGAGTTCGACGGGGTGATCCGTGGTACGCGCCCGCAAGTCGCGCGCGTACCTGGTGACCGCGTCGAAACTCCAGGACACGCCGTCGGAGCGGGTCACGACGAGGGGCGCGGTTGCCATTAGACCTCCGCTCCGGCCAGGGCTGCCACGGCGTCGCGGTTGCTACGTGCCAGGGCGTCCTCGATCTGCCTGGCGATATCGTCGGCGTCGGCTTGTCCGTTGACGGTGACGGAGACTTGGTTGCTAACCGCGGCGTTGCTGATCGCTGTGCTTGCCCCGGACATTGGCGCCACTGACGGCTCGTAGGTCCCGCCAGATACGAACCCGGTGAGGCCTTGGATGGCGTCCGTAACGGCACCAATCATCCCCGTCAGGCGGTCAAGCTCGCTCGTTAGATACCGCTCGATCAACTCTCCGACTTCCGGCAGGACGACCCCAAAGGCGGACAGGAACTCCTGCGCGGCCGACCACGCGCCGTCGAAAGCGATGACGACAGCGTCGAGCAGATCGATCATGGCCTGCAGCATTTCCAGGGTCGCCTGGCCCTCACGAACGAGAGCTCCCATGATTCCGGCCGCGCCCTCGTGCTTCTCGATGAACTCACCGATCGCGCTGGAACCACCCTGCCACAGCACCACGAGATCCTGGTAGGCAAGCGCGAGCAGCACGATGACGCCAATCACCGCGGCCACAGCCGCAACCCAACCGCCCAACGCGGCCCCGGACACGCCGACGATGGCGGCCAACGACTTGAACGCCTTGATCATGGACAGGATCGCCGACGTGGTCTTGTAGGCGACCACAGCGGACAGCGCGGTAGCCAACGCAGCGGCCGCGACCGCTGCAGCCTCGAACAGGAAGCCGACGGTGGCGATGACGTCGATCCGCTCCTCGAGGGCGACAAGGGCGTCGCGGATGGCGATGATGCCGCCCTCGATCTTCTTGGCCCACTTCTC